TCAGGTAGCACGCATAACGTCCTCTTGGATGTTTCTGTGGTACATTAAACAAATGTGGCTTCTTTCTTCTTAGCTCAGCCTCTTTCTTTTGCTTTCTTTCCAATTTGCGTTCGAGTCTAGCTTGTTCCAGTCTTTCTATTGTTTTCTTTTCTCTGTACTCGCTTAAACGCGTACCTTCTGGTGCGTCCATTGCTTCATGTAGTTCCCAACCGTCTTTTACTCTTTTAGAAACCATTCCGGGTGTTATACCGTGACTTTCAATTAATTCCATTTCAAATTTACTGAACCTATAAGGTTTATCGTGTATCCTTACAATTCTTGCTGTTTTCGCCATTTATTCCACCTCTATATATACATTTCTAATTTTTAAATTGTCATACTCTAGTATTTCGTTAGGATTGTTATATAAGTAATCTGCCAGCGTTTCTTTTTCTTTATCCACATCACCAAAATGCTTATATTCAACTTCTGTAGGTATTCTTATATCAATCGTTGCATTTATATATGCTTGTTGTTGCATTAGATCACTTCATTTCTCTTTTGCGTTCTCGTCTTGCTTTAATTAATTCCTCGTAAGTAATCCATGTTTTGCCTGTGTACTTAGGTGCTTTACATATCCAATTGAGTTTTATGTTTCTGTATTTATGTCTGAAAATCTTAGCTTTAAGTTTTGCTACTTCGGTTGGCATACCTTTAATGTCGATAACTTCAATCAGTTTGTCATCGAGATATAACGCGAAGTCTGCAATATATTCAATCTTTCGTTATTTATCTAGTTTTGGTAATAATTCGAATTTCGGTTGTATTTCGATATGATCATAATTAGTGCCATTCATATTACTTTCTAAATATTGGTAATATTCACACTCTACTTTGCTATCAAATACAATTCCTTTGTACTCAACTTTCTTAGCATTGTATTTACTCATTGCGCCACCTCTAAATATCAAATATCGTTGCTTGTAAACCTAGCTCTTGCTCATATAGAAGTCCGTGAGCGCCTTTAAATCGTTTTAGGTCACTATCAGTCATAATTTTCTTTTCGTCGCTGAAATGGGCTCCTGTGAGCGAATAAACTTCATTCTCGTTATCTTCATGTTTGATGACCTTAATATCTTCCGTGCCATCTTCTCGGTATAAGTAATATTTTTCTTTCGGCATTTTTAACACTCCTTAATATTCGACGATTGCGGGTCTTTCTTCTTTTTCTTTCAACTTATCATCAATAAGTTTTTTAAGTTTCTCTTGGTCTCCGTTTGCAAAATCAATCATCTTTTGAGCATATACATCTCTACAATGTAATATTTCTTTTATATTTTGTTTTGTGATTACCACGCATCTCGCTCCCTGAAATCGTCTCCGATTACTCTTACTTTTCTTGCTCTTTTTTTCATTCTCGAATTTATACGTTGCCAGTTCATATTTTGATTTAGTTCTTTATCACTAAAGTTAGTTGTAAAGATGTTGTTTTTACCTACTCTGTTATCAACAATGCTGAAAAGTTTATTTATAGTGTGTTCTGTGTTTTCTACACCCATATCATCTAGTACAAGTAAATCAATCTCACTAAGTAATTTGACTAGTTCGTCTGTAGTCTCTACTGCATTTTTGTTGTATGTCGCTTTGATACGATCCATCAACATTGGTATATGCATAAAAGCAACTGTATGCCCTTTAGCTTTAACTGCTTTTGCGATAGCGTATGCTAGGTGGCTTTTACCAGTTCCATATGAACCTTGCAATATTAATGATTTTGGTTCTTTTGTAGAGAAGCCTTGTACGTACTCTATTGCTGTTTGCTTAGCTTGTACTTGTTTTTCATTTTGTGGCTTGTAGTTTTTGACTGTTGCATCTCTTAAAGACGGATTAACGTTTGATTGATTGAATATGTTGTTTATCTTCCGTTGCTTGTTTCGCTTATATTCCTCATAGATTTCACATTTGCAACCGTCTTTATACTCGTAACCATTCGGGTGTTTTTTAGTAGGAGCAAACTTATATAAGTCATATTCACTTCCACATCTCTCACATTTCAATCCTTTTTCGACATGAGTAGGTTGATATTTTTTCAAGCTTTCGTTTATCTTTTCGCTGAATAGTGGTTTCATAATATCCCCCTAATCCCAATAACTTTCGTCGTACTTCATGCGTTCCAATTGATCTATGCCAGTTGGTTGCGCTTTTTGATTGAGGTACCCCTCAAATTTATTGCCAAAAAGTGTTTCTGGTCTAAGGTATTTATCGCTATCCGTGTTTAGCCACTCAGCTGTTTTGATATCAATCACCTTTTTAAAATCCTCCAACCTAAAATCTTGATTCCATCTTGCTTTAATAAAATCTTTTGATTTAGCTGTATTGTGTTTAAAATGCTTTCCTGTTTTTTTGTTTAAGTATTCGATAATTTCTTTATAGGGAATGGAATACACAGTCGGGTTGCCCGACAATATACTTCCATCATTATTAGTATTGTTATTATTAGTTAAATCATTATTAGTACTATTATTATTAGTAGTACGCCCTTTTCGGTTTTCCGTTTTTCCGTTTTCCGAAAACCCGTTTGCCGATAATCCGTTTTCCGAAAATGGCATTTCGGTTGGTTTTTCGTAAACTAAGTATTCAAAACCTTTAAACACACCGTTTTCAGCTCTTTTTTGTATTCTGTGAACATATTTATTATCCATAAGTTCTTGAACGCCACTATTGATTGATTTTTGTCCATCATTCATATGTTTAACTACTTCTGACGTGTATATTTGCCAATTGTCAGGACGACTTAGGAAATACAATAATATCCCTTTAGCTTTAGCACTTAAATTACTATCGAACACAAAAGATTTATGCACAGTTACAAAATCGCCACTTTCTTTTATCGTTCTAAATGTTGCCATTTCGTTATCTCCTTTCTGGTATAATTTTATTATCGCTATTGCGTTAGATTGGGGGTGAATAATTATGGATCCTATTTTAGGTAAAGGTATTGATAAAATTATTGAAGGCGCATCAAAAGGGCCTGTAGAAACATTCTCTAAAACTTGGGAACTTGTCTTTGGGAAATTCCACCTTTATGTGGATAAAGTTATTTATCAAAGAGAAGTAGAATTTGAAAAATTCAAAGAACAATTTAAAAAAGAAATATCTTCTGTACCTGAAAATAATTTACAAGAACCACAATTTTCTCTTCTAGGTCCTGCTCTAGAAGCTTCAAAGTTTTACATTAGTGAAAAAACTTTAAGTAATATGTTCGCAAAACTAATAGCATCATCTATGGATGACAGAAAAAACTCATTAACCCACCATTCATTTGTTGAAATAATTAAACAATTATCCCCAAATGATGCTATTCTTTTAAAACATTTAAAGAATCACGAAGTACATCCTGCCGTTAAATATAGAGCGGTTTTAAACCCAAAGAATGACGGTATGAATATATCGGACACGTTAATAAAAGACTCTCCGTTAGATATAGAATCAACCGAAATTTCAATTAATAACCTAGTAAGGTTAGGGGTTTTAAATGAAACTTTTGACATGTCTTACTTAACAAAAAAAGGAATTTATAATAAGTTTTATGCTCCTCAGTTTTTAAATCACTTTAATAAGATTATAGAAAAACAAAGATTTGTTTCGGGATTAGAATTTGTTAAAAGAATGTTAAAGTCAGGACACAACCTAGAAACAATAAGTAAACTTTCTGGCATTGAATTTGAAGTATTAAAGTTACATTACAGCCCCTGGGTAATAGACATCAAAAAAGGCTCAATTAGTTTGTCCGCCTATGGTAAAGCTTTTGTAAAAACCTGTATTAACTAAACGGAGATTTTAAAATTTTCTCCACTTTTACAGCATGCATAGCATTTCTAATCTCTTCCGCCAAGATGACGATTAGGAGTGCTATTTTTATTATTCTTAGTCTATTCATTCCTTTTTCTCTCCTTTCAACATTTTATTGAGCCTCTCATCAACTTTTATCCACGAGTCATGCAAGTGATATTTATCATCAAACGACTTAACACCAATTGCATGTTGCTCGTTGTGATGTTCGCGACATAACGCTAATACATGTTTGTCGTAGTGATTCATCTTGTTTCTGTTCATGCCTCTACCTACTGCTTCGTAATGTGCTAAGTCAGCGTGAGGCTTTCCGCATATTACACAGTTGCGGTTAACAGTTGACCAGTATAAGAATGATTTATCTCGTTTCAGTAGATTACTCGTTTTGTAGCTAAGTGGTATGTCATTGTAGAACGTCCAGTCAAGCGTTGCTTCAATGATTTGACTTGCTTGTGTTCTCGTACAATTACTTAGTGAAATACGTTCATCATAGCCGTAGTAAGTCCTTACATACTCGATGAACATATGTCGCATATAGTCCATTGGTTGACCTGTATATTCTTCTATGTCTTTGACAAGCGCGAATATTTTTCGTCGTTGCTTGCCGGTAATTCGAAACGGATCTATGACGCTCACATCGACTTCCACATCAAACCCGTTATCAAGTAGTAATGTTTCTTTATTACCTAATTCAACACCCGAGATGACAACTGTTGTTGTACCGTCATCTTGAGTGATATAACTAGTAATTATTGGCATTTATATCAACTTCTCAAATTTATATTTATTACCATGTATATCAGTAACATCTTTGTGATTACTTTTTATTTTGTCGCTAATATAACTATGACTTCTGCCTAAGAATTTTCCTGCTCTACTCATACTTATAAATTCATATTCGATACCTAAATGATTAATAAGTTTTACAGCCATATTGGTATGCATTAATCCTGTTTCAAATGCATGCCTATTATTTTCCAAGTGATTACACCATTCAAGATTTTCTACATTGTTATTTTTGGGGTTCCCGTCAATATGGTTAATACAATTTTTACCTTCTATCATTGGTATAAAGGCGAATGCCACTAATCTGTGGACTAAAAAATCTTTGCGTTTACCATTTTTCCAAAGGGTTACTCTTACATCTCGACCATTAGGTGTTTTATCTTTTAAATAAAGCTGTTTCCAATGCCTCCATTTTTGATAACGGTTAGACCAAGTAACTTTATTTTTGTGAGTTCTAACTCTACCTTTACTGCTAACTTCGTATATGCCCTCGTAACCTACAACATCTTTCCATAATTCGTTCATCTAACACCTCCTAAAAAGGAAGATCCTCTATAGAGTCTGCGTTGTTATCAAAAGGATTATTACCAGTTTGAGTTTGTCTTTGTTGATGATAATTGTTGTTTGGTTGTTGGTTGTTATTCTTCGGTTCTAAGAATTGAACACTGTCCGCTACTACTTCTGTGACAAATACACGTTGCCCGTCTTTGTTTTCATAACTGCGTGATTGTAAACGTCCATCAACGCCAGCCAATGACCCTTTGGATAAATAATTATTTACATTTTCTGCTTGTTTTCTAAAAGTTACACAGTTAATAAAGTCTGCCTCACGTTCTCCTTGAGCGTTAGTAAATGTTCTGTTAACTGCGATAGTGAAAGTGGTAACACTCACACCATTTGGCGTTGTTCTATATTCTGGATCTTTTGTTAAGCGTCCTACTAATACTGTTCTGTTTAACATTATTGTTTTCCTCCAGTAATTGTTTTTGCGTTGTTTCGTATTTTTTGAATAGCTTCTGCTGCTTGTTTTTCTGTTAATTTATAGTTATTTATGTCGAATTTTTGTTCTACTATATTTTGTGGCGCTTCTTTATCCGTGCCCTTTATCAAGTTAGTGAAATCTATAACCTCTTTCCTTAAAATCCCTATGGTTTCGCTACTAGCCCATTGTGTTCTAGTTTGCTCTTTTGGATTATTATTTTTTCCACTTGCTTCATTTCCGTCATCATCTTGGTCGCTAGTAATACCGAAAATCGCGGATAATGAATAACGTTTAAGGTAGCTGATTAACGAGCCTGCGCCTTGTGGCGTATTCTTTTCTGCATTCATAAATACAGGATCGTACTCGATATATTCACCGCTTTCATGCATAAGCATTGTAGCGACTCCTACGCGTCCGTCTACATCGTTCAAAGCCCATTGGGTATAAGACAACCCATGAGGCGTTGCTGCCTTGTCAATGGCTTCTACAACGTTCTCGAGTGGTACATATTTTGATTTGTAAAATGGATTATTTTTATCTTTAAGTGGCTGCTTTACTTCCTTGCGAAACGCAACCATAGCTTTATTTATTTCAACAACTGTTTCTGATTTGTTCATCACTTAATCACCAGGCTTTCTGTTACCTTTAATTCAGCACCCGGAATATCTTTCCCAGCTTTCAAATCATCGATTAGTTGCTTAGAATTAAGCTTTGGCGCTTGTGATAGCCAATAATCCTTTGGAATAAGTTTTTCATCGATAATATTTTTACTAGCCCCGTTTTTGCGCTTGTAAATATGATTAGTAGCTGTGCGGTAACTATCTACTTCCTGTGTTTCTAACATCTCTTTTAAGTAATCTCTTAAACGATCAGTTAAATTTTGTTTTTGTTTTTTTAAATTTTGAAGTCTCTTAATTTCTTTATCTATGACATCTATGTCACCTAAAGTTTCACGTCTCCAATTGACAATGTTGTCTACTTTGACGTTCATTTCTGCTTTGATAGAATCTAATGTATCTTTTAGTAATGTTGGATCTAATTCATCTTGATTAGACATCTCTTTAAATGCTTCTGATAGCTCATATAGATTAGCCATTAGTTAATCCCCCTCTACCATTTCATGACTAAGTTAATTAGTTTGTCCTGTTCATCTGTGTTATTTTCAATCCATTCGTAAATAGATTGATTTAATATGTCTAATGCTGTGTATAGATCGTTCTCATTAGTTATGTTTATGCCGTCGATAAACTTATCTTCTAAATCTAAGATATTCACCAGAATGCTGTGGTCCTTCTTCTTAACTGCTAATTTAAAATCAAATCCGTCTACATTAATTACCTTCTGACATACATCGCCTATTTCGTAATACATCTTGACTTCCTCCGTTTTTCGTTTTATATTTAACTTGAATTTTATTTCTTAAATACTTTTCTGTTACTTGTTGGCGCAAGTAGCAGTTTTTTTATTCTTCATAAAAGTATTCTTTATAGAATATGAATGTTGCGATACTTGCGAATCCTGCAATTGACCACGCTGTAGTGAAGTATAGAAACGGCATGAGTACAATCGCTAAGACTGTAAAGCACAGTACTGCTATTAAGTAGCTTTTATAAGTTTTACTCATTTGATAACTCCCTCCTGCCTTAATACTTCATGGATAATTCCGAGCTCGTACATTTTGTTAAACCAATAAGTCGCCATTTCTTCACTCATTTTTAAGCCCTCCTATATTCCATTTTCAAATTTCATTTCAATTTGCTTAATTCTGTATAAAGTAGCTTGTGACGGGAACCAATTAGCAATCATTTCAATTACATCATCGAAATGTTTTTGTCTTACGTTCGTTCTTGAACTCGCGCCAGTCATCTTTTTCACTTCTGAATTAATATCCCTGAATAATTCGCTACGTTGTTTTTGGTTTGTTATCGCATGTAGCCTTTGGATATGTGCAACTCTTTGGTTAATAGTTCTAGTTAAGAAATTGTAATCTCCCGCATCCAGTTTTTGATTTTCTTTCAAATCAATAACATCATCTTTCACGTTTTTAATTTCTTGTTTAGTTTCTTCTGTAGCTTCAAACATTAACCTCAATGCTTGCATCGGGTCGCTAGGTACTTGGTACGCTCCTGTTTTTCTTAAAGTTGGTAAAACTTCCGAAGTTACCCAACGTTTGAACCGCTTCGCATTTTCTAATTTGCTAGAAAAGATTAAACTGTATAGTCCTGATTCGTTGATGATCGTTACATTTCTGTTTTGACCTGCCGTCGCGATTTGCGACGTCAGCTTATCTTCTGCATCAACATGTTTTGACAAAGCATCTCGTCCGTTTGCATATCCTAAAATGTCAGCAACATCTTTCCCTATAAAATATGGTTCTCCATCAACTTCTAATGTCCTTACTGGTAATTCTTCAAAATTAAATGTTTGTAATTCTTGCATAATGTTTATGCTCCTTTCGTGTATAATGTTGTTATCAACCTAAGGAGGTGATAAGTATGAAACTTCTAGTTACTTTAAAGGATGGTTCAAAAAAACATGTTTCGGATTTAAAGAAAATTGTTTTTCCAGGATATGAAGGAATTGAAACTGTTACAAAAGAGGAAATCGAAACATTTTTTCTAGACCCTACTAAAACTTATGTGTTTGTTGGATCTCAAACTCTAAGTGTGGAGGCAGGGCAAATCCTTACCGTTGAATTTAGCTAACCTTTTTCAACAACTCTGCAACTGCTCGCAACAGTTCAGGGTTGTTGTTTCTTTCTAAACAGTAACTAGCATGCTTGAGTAATTTGAGTTTTAATTTATTTTTTTCTTTCGCGATTCTAAATTTTTGTAACATTTGTTATGCCTCCTTTGCATTTCCAAAAATTTAATCTAACTTAAATTCTTTTCCATCTATTAATCCATAAAAGTTATTTTTTAAATGCGGATGTCTTTCAAGCGTCATTTCAATAAAACGCGGGTCTATCATTAAGTCGTAGCCATCGTTGTATTGAATATTAACGGGTCGTCTATTACCTTCTTCGTCATAGTAGTAATAGATGACTTTTTTGTTTTGAGCTTGCATTTGCTGCGCCCTCCTGTTAAGCAGTTACGTTAGCTTCATAACCGAATTCAGTCATGATTTCATGTATTTTCAATCTGCCTTTTTGTGTCCATCTAGTTTGTAAAACTGTGTCTTCTCTACCGTCAGAGCGTACAATTGCTATAGTGTCTGATTCTGTGTAACTCTTGCCCATGTGTTCTGAGTAAAGTACCCACTGTTTATTTACTTTTCGTTGTAATCTAGCTTCGTGTAGTAGTTTGTTTAACTTTTGTGCTGATATACCGTAGTCTGCCGCGATTTGAGTTGTAGCTAATGTGCCAGTTGATTTTAAGATTTCATCAACATAATCTGCTTTGGGTTTTAGCTCTCCGATTTCTTGTTGTAAAAGTAAGTTTTGCTCTTTTTCTTTCTTATACTCAGTCAACACTGTAATGATGTAGTCTGGATCTTTTAATGTTTGTTCAATTACATTGTCTGTTGCGTAGATACCGTGTTTGCGAATAGCTGGTAGGACATCTGATGTTACCCAGCGTTTGAATTTTCTAGCGTTTTCTCTAATTTTTTCGTTTTTGCTTTGTTTAGAAGCATCGAAGATTAGATTGTATAATCCTGATTCGTTGATAATGATCATATTTCTGTTTTGACCTGATGCACTAAATTGGTGCGTCAGCTTGTCCTCGCTATCAACATGATTTCTAATGGCATTGTCTGCTCTTGCATATCCTAAAATCTCAGCAATATCTTTTCCTACAAAATAAGGTTCGTTTTCAATTTCTACTGTTCTTACTGGTAGCTCTTTAAAATTAAATGTTTGTAATGCTTGCATTTGAGTATCCT